TGCTTTGTCTTATGCCAACAAGATATGGATGCGGCAAATCATAAATGCTGAGCCGACCGTTGACGCCGTTCCGCGAGAACTTTTTGACAAGCTGCTGAAAGACATGTGCGAAATGTGCTTCATGTGGGGTGATGGGCTGTGTCCATTTTGCAAGTGGAAGGAGTACCGGACAGATGCAAATGAACCGGATGGAGCATGATCTGTGGGTGCGGGCGGTGAACGAGCTTTGCCGGGCGTGTCCGTTTACGGCCTGCCCCGGACAGACGAAGTGCGTGAGGCTTGCGGAGCGGATCGTGGAGATGAAGGAGGAACTGTAATGAAGGAACAACTGTGCGACATCTGCGGGAACAAAATGGCAGAGCATGCAACGGATGGCTTACCGTCTCGGACGAATCCGGTGTATGTAGGCATAACAAGCAGCAAAACGAGCAAGGAGCCAGAAAGCGGTAGAACCTTTACGTTTTACGATGTGTGCGATTCCTGCGCTGTGAAAATCCGCAATCATAGCAATGATGAGTACGCAAGGGCGTTTGCTGCTTTTATCAACGGAGAGAAGGAATGAAGGAGCGGGTTTTGTGGGCTTGCGGGGCGTGTGCCGCTGCGGCGGCGCTGCTCGCGGTGCTGGGGTATATCTTTTAGCCGAAACGGGCGGAAGGCCCGTCGTATGGGAATGGCCGCCCATGCCTGATGATGGCAGGCCGAAGAAAGGACGGATGTGTATGTCAGCTGTGGAAAAGATCGAGCGGCAGCAGGCGAAGGAAAAGGGGCGCACCGCCGCGTGGATGGTGGGAGAGCAGCTCAAGGACATGGCCCGGCGGGAGCCGGAGAGCGCGGAGCTGCTCGACAAGGATCTCGATATCCCGGAGTGAGCATCCAGCAGGCCGAGAAGAAGATCAAGGCCTACGCGGATGCGCACAAGACCGGGAGCTTTGCGTGCGTGACGCCGGCAGAGGCCGAGAGAATCTTGCGGGAGTTTTACGGATTGACGGCGCGGGCGGAGCAGAGCGGCGCCCCTACGGGCGACAATGGGGGCGACGCCGAAATCATCGATCTGGGGGCGTTTTTATGACGCTCTCGGAAACGCCGCCGGAGGGGCTGCTGGACTGGATCAAAGCGCAGAAGCTCGACTGGCGGGACTATTTCATCTATCGCGCCGGATGGCAGACGGATCCGCTGACGGGCCTGCGGCACAAGTGCGTGGATGCCGTATGCTCGGCGTGCGGGGAGACGGTAAAGCTCTACTATGTGCCGGGCGGGGGCTGCGGCCGCGCGGGATACAGCACGCCGTTCGGGTTTCTCCACCCAGTGAGCGGGGACGCGCTCGCAAGCGGCGACAAGCTCGCCTGCCCGATGTGCGGCGAGGAGGTGGAGGCAAAGCATGTGTCCTCGGCGCAGCAGCTTGCGCGGTACGTCTGGCCGATGACGGCGGAGGCACAGGGCGGGAAGCTGCTGCTCTATCTCTGGCGGGTGTGCCGGGACGTGGAGAAGAGCGGGCGCGTCACATGGCGCGTTGACCCGTGGGAGGTGTACGCCTTCGGCGGGACGAGCGCCGCGCGCTGGCGGCACTGGCAGAAATACATGTACTCGACCTACATTCTCCCCGGCTGGGAGGAGCGAAAGCGGTTTGCCGACACGATGTTCGACGTTGATCTCGTGTACTGCCCGGAGGGGCTGGCGAACATATACGCGCAGACGGAGTGCGCCAACTGCAAGCTGGAGACATATATGGGCGTGGAGACGGAATACCGATTTCCGGTCGCATGGATGAAGATATGGCAGCGGCACAGGAACGCCGAGGCGCTGACGGCGCCGAACGCAAGGAGGCTCACGGCGGCTCTCATCGCCGAGGGGAAGCGCTCTCCGGCGTATAACAAAAACTGGTCGGAGAAGACCGACGTGCTGCACGGCGTGGACTGGAAAAGGAAAAAGCCGCACGAGCTGCTGCGGCTGACGAAGGAGGAGCCTACCTACTTAAACGGCGCGGAGGACGCGCTGAAGCGCTTGAAGGCGCTGATGCTCGCGCGGAAATATAACGTTCCCTGCCGTCTCGGCGAGGAGGTCACAAGGGTGACGGAGGGGCAGCAGGAGGACTTTTTGAAGCGCGGGGTGCTGCCGGGCAAGGCGGAGCGGTATCTTGACCGGCAGGCGGCGCGGTATAAAAGCCGGCTGTGGCCGGGGTATCTGCTGGACTACTGGAACATGGCCGAGAAGCTCGGCGAGGATCTCACCGAGCGTGACGTGATGTGGCCGCAGAATCTCAAGCGGACGCACGATCAGATGCAGGAGCGGCAGAAGGCAGAGGCCGCCGAGAAACGGCGGGAGGCTTTTCAACAGCGGTATGAGCGCATGAAAAAGTACGCATTTACCGACGGGGACATTCTCATCCGACCGTGCGGAACGGAGGAGGAACTCATCGCCGAGGGCAAGGCGCTGCACCACTGCGTCGCCTCCTACGCCGAGCGGCACGCGCGGGGAGAGCTCACGATCTTCTTTATCCGGCGGAAGGACAAGCCGGATGAGCCGTGGTATACGCTCAACTTCAACGAGAAGCAGCTCTCGGTGACGGAGAACCGAGGCAAGTGCAACTGTGCGCGCACCGACGAGGTACGAAACTTTGAAAATACATGGCTGGAGTGGATGCGCTCCGGCCGGAAACGGAGGACAAGCGCAGCGTGAATGATTTGATTAAAACGGAGGATATGACGCCGGAGCAGCTCGGCGGCGAGATCCGGCTGCTGACGCGGCAGGCGCGGCAGATGGTGCTGGAATACGGAATCCAAATCGGGTACCGGTTACAGCTTGCGAAGGACAAGGTAGGCGAGGACTTCGCCGGATGGGTAGAGCGGGAGACGGAGATCAGCAAGTCGAGCGCTTACCGGTTCATTAAGCTCTACAACGAGTACGGATCCGCGCAGGGGTCGCTTCTGGGCGTGGAGAACATTTTCCCAACGTTGGGAAAAATCAGTGTTTCCAATGCTTTGCGGCTTCTTGCCGTGCCGGAGGAGGAGCGGGAGGACTTCGCCCGCGAGGTGGACGCCGAGCACATTTCGGCCCGCGATCTGGAGGAGGCGATCCGCGAGCGGGACGAGGCGCGAAAGCATCTCGAGACGGCGGACAGGGAGCTCGGAGAGACACAGAAGGCGCTCCGGGACACCGAGGCCGAGCTTGCCGAGACGAAGGACGCGCTGGAGGACCAGCGCGTGAAGCGCGAGGACGCCGATGCTGCGCGAGGCGGAGAGCCGCCCGGTGGAGGTAGCCATTGACGAGACGGCAGTGCAGAGGGCCGTGGAGGAGGCGAAGGCCGCCGCCGCGGAGGAAAAGAAAAAGGCCGTGGCGGAGCTTGAAAAGAAGCTGAAGGACGCGGAGAGCGCCGCGAGGGACGCCGGAAAGAGCGCGGGCGCGGCCGCGGAAAAGGCACGGGCCGAGGCCGAGGAGCTGCGGAAACGGCTTGCGGCTGCGCAGAGCGGGGCAAACGAGGTGATCTTGCTTGTGAAGCTCGCGCAGGAGAACTTCAATCTGGCCGTGGAAAAGCTGCATGTTATGAAGAGCACGGACGGCGAGACGGCGGACAAGCTGCTCGCGGGGACGAAGAAGATCTTGGAAACGCTTATCGGGAGGTGCGGATAATGGCGTTTAATGATGCAGCGCTGGAGCGGGCGCTGAGGGCGGAGACGAAGGGCGGGCTGACGCTATGCGGCGGTGTGAGCGAGCTGACGGTGATCGGCTGCGGGTGGATGGCGGTCATCCCGGAAATTGAGCTGCGAGACCGTCTGCGCGGGACGCTCGGCGCGCTGGTGGAGATGCTGGGGTATATCCCGGGCATGGAGACGGTGCAGATCATGCGGAGCAAGGGAGCATTTGTCGTTAATACCGTGCTGCCGGAGGTCGTGGGTGAGGAGATCGCCGGGTACATAGTAGAAGAAGACGAGGAGGAGATCCGCCCGACCGGACTGCGGCTGGGGTTGGACTTCCTGATGCAGAAGAAAACCGGAGAGATCGTCGGAGTGACACAGCGGGGCGCAAGTCTGGGCGTGCGCCGGTACTCAATTACGCCGAACGGGATCGTCCGGCAGGAGGACGGCGACACCGGCGAACGGCTGTACCGCCGCGGCTATCGACCGCGCGAGGACACGGACAGCGAGGCGACGCTCAAGAAGTGGCGGCATTTGGAGGCAATGAGCTGGTGCGATTGGGACGCGCCGGAGGAATAAAAAACAAGGAGGATAAAAACATGGATTTCAAAAATGCACTCGAGGCAATGAAACACGGGGAGGCGGTGAAGCTGCCGTCGTGGGGCGGCTTCTGGCGATGGGATGCCGAGAAGCGGACCATCATCATGCACACCAAAGAAGGAAAGGAAATGGACATCCGCGAGACGCAGGTCGTGGAATACACGCTGCTGAACGTCCTGTCGGACGAGTGGGTGATTGCCGGGCTTGAAAACTGCCCGGCGCTCGGCGGCATAGCGCGCTTCTCCTTCAGCGAGGCGATAAAGTTTGTCAAGCGCGGGATGAAAGTACGCCGGGCCGGGTGGAACGGACGAGATCAGCACATCGAATTGGCGATAGACATCCGTTACTACAGCGCCACGGACGCGCAGCCGCGCAATGCGTACCATGAGGACATAGGCAGCAAGGCCATCGTGTTCTGCGGGACGCGGGGAGAGCAGATCGGCTGGCTGGCGAGTCAGGCGGACATGC